TCATGTGACGCCATGGATCAGTAACTCCCTGTCTAGATCCTGTTTACGCCCCTTACGAACTCGCATTGCTGCATCAAATGCACAGTTTGCTGATTCTAGGGAAACTTTTCTAAGAGAGCCATTTACCATAACTAGACGATGTGCTGCTTTATCCGCTGCTAAACGTGCTTGTTTATTTCGCTTACACATAGCTCACCTTTTAATAAATAGGGGCATATGTTATCAAATATAGACCCTTCCGCACAAGTATGAACAGTATTCTATGTCACAACTCAGAATATCGACTAGCCTAAGCACATAACGCTTTTTATGCGGCTTTTAGCCACCTTTCTTACTCCTATCATGCAGCATTTCTAATCCCTTTCAAATGCTAATCAATAGTTTAATAAACCGTGTGAGTATTAGATCGCAAAATGACGCATAATCTTTAAAAAGCTTACTTTGGCACTTTCTCGGACAAGTAAGGTAAAGCAAACGTACAGTCACAGATTGTTAGTAAACTTTTGAGCTGAGAAGGAATGGGGCAAAAGTTTGTTGTCATACCTGGTTGTACGATGATGAGCAGTCTCGATATAGCTCTAGATGCGATCAAAAAACCGCCTTTCGGCGGTTATTGATTCCTCACTTTTTCTAGCTCTTGCCAAACGCGTTCAGACTCTTTCTTGTTCGACTCAACCAGCCATTTACCGTAGACCCTTGCGACCATGGTGATATCAGCGTGGCCCATTTGTTGTGCCAAGTAACTCACGTTGACGTTGGCATGAGTGATCATCCAACTGGCGTAGGTATGTCGAAGTTGATACTGATTACGGTAACGGACGCCTCCTTTTTTACACAGTGCCGTCCACATTCGGCCCAGTGCTCGTTTACCGTAATAGTCATAATCACTGACCTTCTGCTCCCGAACGACTTTGGGATTAAACACAAAACGCAGAGACTCTTTTCTGTAGGCCTGACCGGGTAATTCGATATCGTACTCTTTAGGCTCGAACGAGTAGGTTAAGTATTGTTGAGCTTTTAAAGCATCTAAAGCGGGTGGCAGTAAATCAACAAACCGCTCTTTGTCTGTTTTGGTGGTTTTTAATCCGCGCATATCATATGTCGAACGGCGGATATGGATCGTTTTATTCTCAAAATCCACATCCTCCCACGCCAGTGCACAAAGCTCGCCACTGCGTATGCCACTATAGACAAGCAAGGTCACGATATTGCGGTGCTGCAGTTGGTGGCAGTGTTTCAAAATGCTGTCGATCTCGCCCATTGAAAAGGGCTGAATATCGACTTCGCTTTCTTTCACCCTTTGCAAAACCTTGGATAAATCGCGACTGACGTATTCCATTTTATAGAGCCAAGCAAGGAAGGCGTTGATTGTCACCAGATTTCGGTTAATGGTGCGACCCGTTTTTCCTTTAACGAGCTCTTGGCGAAACTCCGTCAAAGTCCGTGGTGAAAGAGTGTCGCTACTTCTGGTTTTTCCATATATTTCAATAAAATCTCTTAACACCCAATCATATCTTTGCAAAGTGGATCGGCGGATATCATGATCTTTAGAGGCAAGGAACTGCTTAGTAAGTTGTAGCAAGTTCTTTGCTTGCGGTACACCTGACGCATGTTTTGACTCCGGAAAGTGGGCGGCATAATTGAAAGTACCGATCTTGATTTCATATTGAATTGCTTCCCGCTTGTGCTTGGCAAAATTGATATTTTGTTTTGTAGGAGCTAAGCCCAATGATTCGCGGTATCTTTTCCCTTGATAATAAAAAACAATTCTTAAAAGGTTACCATTCAACTCAACACCTGTTGGCAGGTTTAATGGCTTTGTTTTCGGTTCCACTGATTCCACTCCTCGATATCAACCATCCAAGTACCACGAATTTTTTTCATTACTGTCGATGGATAAAGCCCATCACGTGCTTTTTCTCTTAGCGTCTTTGCACTGAGGCCTATGATCTCTGCTGCTTTTTTAAGAGTGATGATGGAAATTTGTGATTGACTCATATTGCCTACCTTTCGATGCCATCTTATTCACCAATCATTTTGATGGAGTGCATTGCGCCAAGCTTTTTAGCGAGTGGAGCTGCATCATTGGCAAACATGTTGAGAAATAATGGTGTAATCGTGATTTCTGCTGGGCATTCTCGGCTTAGTCCCCAGCTATCGTCAGTGGGATAAAGTGTTAGCGCGATTACTGAACGATGTAAGCGTTGGCTAAAGTAAGGTGGTGATGTGGTTACTGTTCCGTATTGGGTATCAATGGTTGCCGCCATGGATATTTCCTCGCATTGTAATTTTGGACTATGAGCAATAGTTGCCCTTGATATGCGTCATTAGTCTCGCATTAGTATTTAATATTACATATTGGAATTTTATTGTAAATTACAAATTGGAGTTTTTTGGGTTTTTACAAGATAGGGGATGTCTGATTGTTACAATTTGGACAATAAAAAACCGCCTTGCTTGGCGGTTCGTATCTAGTGGGAGGTTGCTAAAAGAGTTTTAACTTTGCATCAATAACAACACCGATAATTTTACAGTTACCATTAACGGCGATGGCGTTATAGGAGGGATTGAGCGGTTTTAAGTACTTCTGACCAGCATCAATAACTAGTTTTTTGAATGTTGCTTCATTTACATCAGTCAGTTTGGCCACAACCAGAGAACCATTCTGATGATCTCGCTCTGTATCCACTAGAACTAGAGTGCCTTCAGGAAAACTCACTCCTACGCCAGATGTCATAGAGTCACCTTCAACTCTCAACCAAAAGCAGCGTTCACTTGTTCGTTCAGTGGTTTCGTACCACTCATTAATTTCCTCGGCGGTATAAGGCTCAATTGCTTCTGACCACATTCCTGCTTGTACTGAACTTAAAACGGGGAAAGACTTCTGGTACGAAGGTTGTATTTGGGGACGTGAAATATTCGCCCATGCTTCATCGGGATACTCCACTAATCCATCAGAATTTAGAGTGACGTGGTCTAACCCTACGATTTTCATCATAGCGGCTATCTCTTCGATACTCGGCTTACGATTTCCACCCAGCCAATGAGCAATCGCGCTTTGGGATTTGTCCAAACGCTCTGCAAGCACGGCTTGAGTGATGCCGTTATCTTTCATTCTGGCCTTAACCAGATCTTTCCAATCCATCTTCATAACGATGATTATTACTTAATGTAATCACACTTAAAACATCCAAAATGTAATTTATCTTGTTTTTGCAAATTCCATTTTGTAATCTTTATGCATGTTCCTATGGAGGCAAAATGTTTACATGACCAATATCAAGCAGATTCTTAAAAACATTGGCAAGTCACAGGGATTGCTTGCGAAAAGTATCGGTATTTCACAAGGGGCCGTAAATCACTATGCCAATGGTAATCGTAAGCCTAGCTACGAGATGGCATGGAAAATTGTTAAAGCTTTGAATGAACTAGGGGCAAGTTGTTCATTCGATGATGTTTTTCCTGAGCCAGCTTTTGATACGCGGCAGGAAACAAAATGTGGTTAGTCGTTGGTCTACCAAGCAAACAGTAAATCTAGAGATGCAGAGCATGAGAACAAACTCATTTTGGACCACGGTGGAGCAGCTTGCCTGTATCACGGTGAATACCTGTCGCGTAGCGTTATCGCAGGGGCAGGAGACATTAACTTTCGAGAGGGATCAAATTCAGCGATTGAAGGATAAGTGTGAGCATTACCTTCGGGTATTGGATGAGGAAAGAGAGTTGGCTTTAAACCGCGGCAACGGTTTAAAGCCGAGTGAAAAGTCTTGCGAGGAAATTTCACATACCACTTCGGAGAAGCAGTGATGGGAAGAATAGCATTAAGAGCTCGGATTGAGAATCTTCAATGGCGTTTGTTCAAGGTTGAGAAAGGTCAGCAAACCGAGATTACCTACGACGAAATGGCTGACCTTTATGAAGCTAAGCGTCTGTATGTCAAAGCTGTCTATGAGGGATTGGTCCGTGGTTAGAAAGAGGATGCCATGTTTTCCGTACCGAATGCTCGGTGAGTGGATCTGGTTGGTGGCAAGCTTACTTCATCACTTTCTGATTGCGAGGGAACGAGCTTTCTATTGGTCATGGGGAACTATTCGTAGACGGCCAGTGGCTTTAGATAGATTGATCATTGAGGTAATACGATGTCTGTTAAGGTAATGAGCTACGTATGGGATATTTCCCTTTTCAAGGGCTCTGACAAACTCATTATGCTTTGTCTGGCGGATCATGCTGATGATGCCGGCGTGTGCTGGCCTTCGATTGAAACCATTGCCCGTAAAAGTGGTGTCTCTCCAACAACAGTCAAAGCAACCTTGAAGAAGTTGGAAGCGGGGGGCTGGATTGTGAAACGAAACCAGTTCAAGAAAGCCGATTCAGGTCGATTAGTGCGTTCCAATAACCAGTATCAACTGCCCGTGAAGCGATTGAAATCTACTGCTGATGAACAGTCGGATTTCGAACAGACGGATTTCGTCCATTCAAAACTCGAACATTCGAAATACGAACAGACGAATTTACCCGAGGGGGTAGGTCAGATTTCGGCTGGGGGTAGGTCGGATTTCGGCTATAAACCATCAATAGATCCATTAATAGATCCACCAGAAGGCGATGCGCCGCTTTTCAGTGCTCAAACTGATCCTATTTTGGATCCGGTTGTGTTTGAGATCCCACTCAAAGGTAAAAACGTTTCGTATCTGGTGACCCAATCTCAGTTGGTGGAATGGCGCTCGCTCTATCCTGCCGTTGATATTCACCAACAGCTTCGCAACATGATCGGTTGGTGTCAGGCAAACCCAACACGCCAGAAAACCGCGCAAGGGATCCAGCGATTTATCCACGCTTGGCTTTGCAAAGAGCAAGACAAGGGGCGAATCGTCGCGGGGTCTCAAGCTGCGTCGAAACCCATTGATGATGCACAGTTGTTGAAGCGAAAGATCCAGCAAATTGAAATCGATATTAATAACGAGAACGTCGCGCTGATTTCATTTAAACAGCGTAAGTCCGAGGTATCAGAGCAGGCTGCGCAATCGGCTGAGCGTAAAATCAAGGCCATGATGGCTCAACGAGAAAGTTGGCTTCGAGAGCTTTCGGTGCGAGCGAATGAGCCTTGATGTGTTGAGCCCATACCGTTTTGCCATTTTTAGACCATATTCTCAGAGTAAGGAGTCACGACAGTGAGTAAAAAGCTTGAGCTTTTAACACTATTAAGCGCCGCAAGAACCATGAAATGGGAAGAGTCTGTCAGTAAAAATGGACCGACCAAAGAGCAGCTTCTCGGTGCGATGGGCTTAGCGCAACGCGATAATCCTATTGGTATGGCAATCCTTAATGCCAAATACTTGCATTGTGCTTATTCGTTGGTGGTATTGAGGGATTTTCTTGGATCACTGGAGGTTCATCGCTTAGAGATCGGTTTGGCTTCGAATGAGCTTAAACATTTGCATTATCTGGTCATGGCGGATGTGTTGAATGTTCCGATAGACAGTCAGCAAGCTCGTCTGGCTTCGGTTTGGCGTCGATACAGCGCCTACGCAGCGAGGACCCAGAAATCGATTGAAGCACTTAGCAAAGCCATGCGCTCGATGGAGCGAGCAATTGAGATCAAAACCAATCCATTTGAGAGCAGTCGTTTGCAAGCCAACATTGCGTCACACCAAACGCGTATTGACGCGCAGAAGCAGCTATTGGCCGATTACGCACAGAAAAAGGCCGCAGAATCAGCAAAATGTCCGCGTTGCAAAGCAACAGGCGTTATTCCCAAAACGCAGCGACCTTGTGAGAGTTGTGATGGTGTAGGTGAGTTTCGAACGACGGAAGCGGATTGGAAAGCCTCATTTTTGGGAGCAGCTTTGCCGACTCACAAAGAGCTTATCATTCGTCATTGGCCTGCGATTGTTCACCTACTGCAAGAGTGGAGAACGCAATTGTATCGGCATGAAGCCGAGGCACTTTCGACGCTTGAAAAGCGCTTTTCTGCTGAGTTTGAAGATTGAGTAAACTCGAGTCGCTCATTGATATGACAAGGTAATTGCGGTAGATTTTCCAACAATAGCGAGGCTGCATCTTTTGATGCGGCCTTTTTTATTGCTCGCAATTCGGAGCCTTAATGATGGCAAAACGAGATTGGAAAGCGCTGCAACAAGAGTACAAACTCGCGTTTGAACAAACAGGCATCACAATCAAAGCGTGGTGCGATCAAAACCAAATCAATTACAACACGGCGCGTCGATATCTGCAGGTGTTGAATTCGCCACTCGAAAACAGCGAAAACTCAGCAAAAAACGTTCAATCCCCACGTGCTATCACTTCTTCGCCCGATGTGGAACGGCTCGCTCAATGTGATCAGTTAGGAGAGAGTAGGGAAGAAAAAGTTTTTAAATCAAAAGGTAAGGGTGAAAAAGCATCAGTGATCAGTGAAAGTGATCAGTTCACTGATCACGTGACTGATCAACACTCACCGAAACCGACCCATGCGCAATTTTTACAGCGTGTTTTGCATCTAGATACGACTCATCAACGCGATGAAAGTGGGCGGTTTATTCATGGCAACCAGTGCTCAACCAAACACAATGGCTATGCACAGCGCTTAAATGATCCAGATGCCATTTTTGATGCAGCGAACTCGGACATTGACCACGAGATTGTGTTTTGTCGGGCGCGGGTGCTGAAAGCCATGGAAACCTACCAGAAGATTGGAGCCGAGCTTGGTAAGGAGGGTTTGGCGCTGGCTGAACGCGTCAGACTGTATGAGCTCTACGTCAGTACCGACAACATTGTTGATAGAAACATGGCACGCGTGGAATCTCTACTGCGAACCAAAGCTCAGGTGAAGAAAACAGAATTGGAAGCTGAGCGGATTGCACAAGAGTCTGCCGGGCTTGGAACTGCAATTGCCGACATTGTGCAAGAAATTCAAGAGATGGGGTCGGACGGGTTCGTACTGAATGATTAACCTTGGTTCCGTCCCTCAAGAGAAGATAAGCGCGCAGGATCGCGCTTTTCTTTTTTCTCGGCTGAGCAATAAGTGGTGGCGGCTCAATCATCTTTACAAGATAGAGAATGAAGATGGCGAGCTGGTGACGTTCAAGCTTCGCCCTGCCCAAGCATTGCTGTTTAAGATGATGGGCCATCGCAACATTATCCTAAAAGCGCGCCAGCTTGGTTTCTCGACCGCCATTGATATCTACCTACTCGATGAAGCGCTATTCAATAAACGGCTTAAGTGCGGCATCGTCGCGCAGGACAAACAAGCCGCGGGGGAGATTTTCAGAACCAAAGTGGAAGTGCCTTATGACAACCTTCCGGCATGGCTCAAGGCGGCGATCCCAACCGAAGAGCGTAAGAGTGGAGCCAACGGTGGGCGCATGGTGTTTAAGAACGGCTCAAGTATTCAGGTTGCCACCTCCTTTCGCTCCGGTACTGTGCAGCGCTTGCATATTTCTGAGCATGGCAAAATTTGTGCGAAGTACCCACACAAAGCCAAAGAGGTGAAAACCGGTACGCTTAACGCGATTCACCAGAATGCGATCTGTTTTATTGAGTCGACGGCAGAAGGGGTCGGGGGCGATTTCTATACCATGTGTATGCGTGCTATGGAGCAAGCCAAAAGTGGAGTAGAGCTGAGCCGCGAGGATTATCAGTTTCATTTTTTCGCATGGTGGCAAGATCCGAAATACCGCTCAAAAGTGCCGATGAATGGGCTCGTTGTGCCGAAAGTGATGGCTGAGTACTTTACTGGAGTCGAAAAATCGATGGGCTGCCAGCTCGATGATGAGCAAAAGCAGTGGTATCTCGAAAAAGAAGCCATGCAGGGCGAGGAGATGAAACAGGAATTCCCGTCCACGCCGCTGGAGGCGTTTTTAACCTCAGGGCGTCGGGTGTTTAATCCTGTCCATATTATGGCCGCGGAAGCGGATGTTCTTGCCCCCTTCTTGGTCTATGACCTTGAACCTATGACGGGAAACCTAACTCGGGTGCACTCGATAGAGAGTCACGATCCGCTTCGTATGCAGCGCAACGCGATGAACCTTTTGCTGATGTGGGAAATGTTCGATGAGGATGAAGAGTATGCGCTGGGTGTGGATATTGCCGAAGGGCTAGAGCATGGCGACCGCAGTAGTATCGATGTTGTGAAAAAATCCGATGGTGAGCAAGTGGCCCACTGGTTTGGCTATATCGATGCTGAGTTATTGGCTTATCTGGTTAAACATATCGCGATTTTATACGGCAACGCTTACGTGATGCCTGAGCGCAATAACCACGGCCATGCCTTTATTCAAAAGCTTCGAGAAATCTACCCCACACCTTACATCTATTCAGAGCAATACCTAGATCGCGACAACGATGATGAGACGGTCAAGCTCGGCTGGTTAACCACCAAACAATCCAAACCTATCCTCACGGAAGGCATGAAGACGCTCTTTCAAAACGGCGTCTCTGGCATTCGTTGGATGGGGACTATTTCGGAATACCACAGCTATGTGTACGACAAAAAGGGAGCGATGAACGCTCAGGAAGGGTGCTTTGATGACCAAGTGATGAGTCATATGCTCGCCCAAGAAGCCCGTGCACGTATGCCAAAGCGTGTGAAGTCAGAAGACCTCAAACGCGATCCTTCTAACAATCATTGGCAGACCAAATGATGCAACACGCAAAACTCGATACTTTTATGCTGCGTATTCTCTCCGATATTGATGGCCAACCTGACTGGCGCAGCGCTGCCAAAGTTGCCACCGCGTACTACGATGGCGATCAGCTTGATCCGAGAGTCAAAGATAAGCTTAAACAGCGTGGCCAGCCCACCACAATCCATAACCTGATTGCGCCGACCATTGATGGTGTGCTCGGGATGGAAGCCAAAACGCGCACCGACCTTTTGGTGTGCGCAGATGATCCCGATGAACAAATGGAACTGATGGCGGAAGCCGTGAATGCTGAGTTTGCAGATGCGGCTCGGCTAGGTCGACTCGATAAAGCACGCTCAGAGGCGTATGGGTCGCAAATCAAAGCGGGCGTGGGGTTTGTTGAGGCATACCGAAATCCGAACCCGTTCGGGCCTAAATACAAAATCAAGCTTATCCCTCGTGATGAAGTGTTTTGGGACTGGTTCTCCACTGAACCCGACTGGAGCGATTGTCGTTGGGTGATGCGTATGCGCTGGATCGATATTGATGAGCTCGCGAGTTTGGTTCCCCATAAAGCGAAGGTACTGGAATACGCGAAAAAGGATTGGCGTGGATTCGTTGATGTTGAAAATCTCGAAGGGCTCGACCCACTGTTGACCAGTGCGCATGAGGCATTTAATCACTGGTCACGGGATCATTCGGAGTATTTATCCCATAACCGTGAGCGTATTCGTTTGCAGATTGTGTATGTGCGTCATATAGAGCGCAAAGCCGTGCTTGAAACCCAAGATGGGCGTGTGATGGAGTTTGACCCGAGCGACCTGACTCATGCGATGGCACTGGCGATGGAGAGAGCCACACTGCGGCAGGCTCAAGTCAGCCGGATTAAAGAAGAGTGGTACGCTGGGATGTATCACTTATTGAGCCGTGACTGTGCCGCGCCTAATGGCCAGTTTCCCATCGTGCCGTTTTGGGGATTTCGCAAAGACGCCAGTGGTGAGCCCTATGGTCTGATTGCTCGAGCCATTCCAGCGCAAGATGAAGTCAACTTTAGGCGCATTAAATTGACGTGGTTACTGCAGGCCAAACGAGTCTTAATGGATGAAGATGCCACCAATATGAGCCAACAACAGATTTTAGAAGAGGTTGAACGACCCGATGGTCTGATTAAGCTCAACCCACAGCGGAAAAACCAAAAATCCATCAGCGAAGTGTTTCAGGTTCAACAAGATTTCAATATCGCCGCGCAGCAATTTAATGTGATGCAGGATTCGATGACGCTTATCCAAGATACCATGGGCGTTTATGGAGCCTTCTTGGGGCAAGAGTCCAACGCGACCAGTGGGATTGCGATTGCCAATCTCGTGGAGCAAGGGGCGACAACGCTTGCCGAAATCAACGATAACTACAACTTTGGATCGCAGCTATTGGGTGAACTGCTATTGGGATACATCCTTGAGGATATGCGTGAGCAGCACAATAAAGCGATTGTGATCAACCGCAATGACAAGCGAAAGCGCAAAACCGTGGTAATGAACCATGTCGATGAACAAGGGTTACTGACCAATGATTTAACCCGCTTACGCGCCCATATTGCGCTCGCTCCCATTCAGCAAACCGCTGCTTACAAATCTCAGTTGGCAGAGCGAATGATGATGATCACCGCGCAGTTGCCGCCAGAGGTACAAATCACCGTGATTGATTTAGTGCTTGAGCTTACCGATGTGCCGAATAAGCAAGAGTTTATGGAACGTGTCCGAGCAGCGCTGAATATTGAAAAAGAGCCGGAGGATATGACAGAGGAAGAGCAGGCCGAATTAGCCGCGCAAAAGCAGCAGGAGCAACAGCTTCAGCAAAAGCAGCTTGAGTTGCAGATGCGGGAAATGGAGGCCAAGGTCCTCAAACTGGAAAGCGAAGCAAAGAACATCATGGCCAAGGCGCAGCGCGAAGAAGGTTTAACCGATAGCCAGCGCTACGACAATGCCAAAACCCAAGCCGAAACCAAGCGGATTTTGCAAGAAATTGAAAACCTCAATCTCGAAATGAGTCAAATGCAAAGCCAGATGCTGCAAACCGTAGAGGCCATGATTGAACAGATGTGACTCACGTTTGTGTCATTTTGATAGAATTGAAAGGATTATAAATCAACAAAGGCTTAATATTGTCAACCTAATGATCTTAAAAAATAAATCAAATAAACGAAAAATGGCTGTTTATTCTGTATGCAAAGTGTATAGTGTAGTGGGCTCACAAATGCGGGCTATTAATGAATAATTTAGTTCAAGTATCTTCCTAGTTCTCTTTCGAATCTTTTCGTCATATTACTCCTTCGGTACCTTACCTTTATCCCATTAAATAGCTTCGTATATTGGTTTTTAATTTTTATCGAGGTGTTTATGTCTAATAAATTAACAGGTTCGGTTAAGTGGTTTAATGAAAGTAAAGGCTTTGGCTTCATTACTCCTGATAGTGGCGGCTCTGATGTATTTGTTCACTTCAATTCGATCGCTTCAGGTGGTGTTAAAACTTTATTTGAAGGTCAAAAAGTTAATTTTAGTATCGAACAGGGAAGTAAGGGCCTACAGGCTGTGAATGTCATTCCTGCTTAAATTTTGATGCAGGTGCATCTATACATCAGCTTAATAGTGATATTTTTAAACAGCACACAGCACACAGCACACAGCACACAGCACACAGCACCTAAAAGAGAATTTTTTGATAATGTTCTTCATTCTTATTTCTGTGAATAGATAGGCAGAGGTGAAATATTGGACAGTGAAAATCTATGCTTAGGAGTTTTTATTGTTGGGAAATAACGGTTTTTATAGGAATTTTATTATGAAGAAAAGAAATAAGAAAAAAATAACTAAAAATGATGAACTTAATCAGGATAAGACTGAAAGCTTGAACCAAGTGAGAAGACGAATTGAAGATATCTTATTGAAAAGAGAACAAGATAAACTGTTTGAACTCGATATGTATTATTAAAAACAAGAAATCATCTCTTGCCTACCAATGCTGGCATCTTTATGTGTGCCAATATATTTAGCGAAATAAATTTTGCTTTGATGAATTAACGTAGATTATTGGTATATTACGTTGGAGTGACGTGTTTTCGTTGATGGATAATATACTAAATATGAATTTCAAATCTAGAAAACCCACTGCCATAAATTTAACTCAGTTACCTAAAGAGTATATTGATTGGTTCTCAAAACCTATTACTAGATTTATTGCGATTGAATCGGCAGCTGGGATTGTATTGTTTATTGCAACTTTATGTGCGGTTATTATTGCGAACTCACCTCTTAGTGAGTCATATGCCAAGTTTTGGGAGCTTTCGTTAGGTATTACAATTGGTTCTTTTGTGTTTGAGCGATCATTACACTCATGGATTAATGACGCTGCAATGACAATTTTTTTCTTTCTTATCGCATTAGAACTTAAACGTGAGCTCGTATTGGGTGAACTACGTAACCCTAAGTTAGCCATGCTTTCTATTTCGGCGGCTCTCGGGGGAATGTTGGTTCCTGCTTTTTTCTACCTAACCCTTCAAATTGGAGAGCCCGGACAAAATGGTTGGGGTACAGTTATGGCAACGGATACAGCATTTGTTATTGGATGCCTTGCTTTATTAGGAAAGAGTATCCCTAAAAGCTTAAGGGTATTCATGTTGTCAATGGCTGTTGTGGATGATATCGGGGCTATTTTGGTGGTTGCCATTGGTTATGGAGAAGATATCAAGTGGCTTGCTATTTGTTTTTCAATTCTTGGTTTTCTAATGGTTCGCCTCATGTCTTTTATGGGGATCCGCAGCATTGGACTATTTTCTATTGCTGGGGGTTTAGTGTGGTTAGCCGTTGATGCTTCTGGCGTACATCCGACATTAACCGGCGTTATCCTTGGCTTGTTAACACCGACAAGTAAATGGGTTAGCAAACAGCGCCTCTATACTATTATGAACACGATAGTTTCAGCGTCACCTCGTGGGCACTGGAGTGGCAATAATATAGAGCGTCTTACTTTGAAAACTGCAGGTGCTGCGGCACGGGAAGTTCTCTCACCTGTTGAGCGATTAGAGATCATGTTGCATCCCTGGGTCGGATTTCTAATCATGCCGTTATTTGCGTTAGCAAATGCTGGTGTTGTGTTAGAGAGAACCAGTTTTTTCTCACCAATTACGCTTGCGGTACTTACCGGGTTTGTCTTTGGGAAACCTATTGGTGTTCTATTATTTAGTTGGTTTGCAGTTAAAATAAATATAGCAAAGCGTCCCGATAATCTGCAGTGGAATATGATTATTGGTGGGGGGATGTTAGCGGGGATCGGGTTTACAATGGCTCTATTTATCGCCGAGTTGGCGTATACCCCTGAGCAAATTCAGTTTGCTAAGATAGGTATTTTTTCAGCGTCTATCCTGTCAGCATCTTTAGGATTTCTTTTCTTACGATATTGTACGGGTTCTCCATCCTCAAGAATTGATTAAACAGCCATTTTCTTTGGTTCACACAGGCATGTACGAGTTTAATAATATAAAATACGAGTATTCATGAACTTACTTAGAACCTAAGAATGCGGTTATATCTAGGTGTGAGCATTGTTGATTAAAAAGTGTTCAAATGTCTTGTTGGTATTTTGAAATACGTGCTACAGTGTTTGCCATCCCCCACAGCTTAGTGGGGACATTTTGTCGAAACTGGAAAAACTAGCCTCCCCATTTTGCCCTCCTAAGCCTAACAGAGTTAGGTCTTATCATGTCTTCTACAACACGGAAAATGACTACGAGTCAGTATCTTCAAGGTGCTTCTTTACCTCAATCTAATTTATTTCCACAGCAGAGAGAAACGGCCATTGTATATTGTGAAGGTTACTTTGGTGAAAATACTGGAAAAACAGCGAATGGTCTTATTCGAGAGTCAAATCGCTTCCATATTATGTCCATCATTGATAGTACAAAAGCGGGGCAAGACAGTGGGTTGTATCTTAATGGTATTGAAAATGGAATCCCGATTTGCTCAAGCTTAAGTCAAGCTATTTCCATTAGTGAATGTATACCTGAATATTTTATTTATGGTTTAGCACCGGATAGTGGACATTTAACTTTAATTGAAAGACAGCTAATTCATAAAGCTATGCGTCTTGGTATGAATATTGTTATTGGTTTGCATGAGTTCTTAAACGAGGACCCGGAGTTTGTTGAAACGGCAAAGAAGCATCATGTAAAAATTGTTGATATTAGAAAGCCGAGACCCACGAAAGACTTAAAGATTTTTTCTAATCGTATTCAAAATGTACACTGTCCAAGAATTTTAGTGATGGGCACGGATTGTGCGATAGGAAAACGTACAACGGCTTTAGCATTAACAAGAATGTTGAAAAATAGCGGGTTAAACGCAGTTATGATTGCAACTGGGCAAACTGGCTTGATTCAAGGCTCAAGTTATGGTGTTGCGCTAGATGCTGTTCCTTCTCAATATTGTGTGGGTGAGCTTGAGGCAGTCATTGTGGAGGCCTATGAGAATGAGAAGCCAGATGTGATAGTCATAGAAGGGCAAGGTGCACTTAGTCATCCTTCGTTTTGTACTAGTGCCTCTATCATTCGAGGCTCTCAACCGACAGCTATCATTCTACAACATTCTCCTATGCGTGTTTATTTGAGTGGCTCCGAAGAGTATTTAATGCCTGAACTGGGAGCAGAAATCGATTTGATAGAACATTTTTCGGGAGCTCCTGTTATTGGTATAACATTGAACAATACAGGTATGGATGAACATTCGATCAGAGAAACAATTTTTGAATATAGTAATAAATATCAAGTGCCTGTAACCGAATTGTTTACATTACCTAATGATGTTTTAGTGAATATGGTTCTTGACAGGTTCCCTGAATTAGATGTGGTCTAATGACTGAAATTAAATGGTGCCCAATATCAGATTAATACCAAAAATATCAAAGCTACCTTCGGATGGCTTTTTTATTTTTGAACACTGCCCATGGTGTGGTTTTTTATACGTTGATCGGGAGTTGAGGTACCATCGCAAGAGCCAATGCTATGACAACGCCAAACCCAAGCGGATTTTGCAAGAAATCGAAAGCCTCAATCTCGAAATGAGCCAAATGTAAAACCAGATGCTGCAGACCGTGGAAGCCATGATGGACAATGTGATTGTTGCTAATTTTAATGGTGAGTTTGTATGTGAGTGTCTTGATAGTCTCGTCGATTACTGCTTTCTGCAAATGAAACCTGCTATCCATGATTTTGACACCTTCTCTATAGAAGATGTTGTGATTAGTTCAATTCGTTTTCATTGAGGTAATCAATATAAGACTCTAGTTTTTATCGTTATCGGCTTACTTTTCTTAATCTTACTCGATGAGTTTGAGTTGTAAGTTGACATATGTGCAATTTCACATATATGATATTTCGTATGTGTTACCTGTGGGTTCTACTCAACGCTATGTTCGATCCAATCCTTCTTTACAAAGCCCTTTCAGAAGAAACTCGGCTTAAATCTCTGCTGTTAATGCAGAGACAAGGGGAGTTGTGCGTCTGTGACCTCATGCAGGCGCTGAATCTCAGTCAGCCCAAAGTCTCTCGGCATCTTGCCGAGTTGAGAAAACATGAACTTGTTCTTGATGAACGCCGTGGTAAATGGGTTTATTACCGAATCAATCCGACTCTAGAGCCTTGGGTCAAGCAAGTGCTAGAAATCACCCTTAATCATAATATGCCGCTCATTAACGTTGAGCTGCAGTCCATGAAGGGTAAGTCGTGTTCAACTGGAGTGAGTGAATAGTTTATGCCCCGTTGCTTCAACCGTTTCAACTTAAAGAGGTCTGTATGAGTAATATATCTAGCTGTGTCGAAACCAGCGCATCTGAAAAAATGAGTTTTCTTGACCGATATCTAACCGTATGGATTTTCCTTGCAATGGCCGTTGGCGTTGGGATTGGAGTATGGTTTCCTCAGGTGGCTCAGTGGAACGAAAGCCTATCTATCGGCTCAACCAATATTCCACTTGCTATTGGCTTGATCTTAATGATGTATCCACCATTGGCTAAAGTGAACTATAGCCTTTTAGGTGAGGTCACTCGTGATAGAAAAGCCATCACACTATCTCTAGTGATGAACTGGATTGTAGGACCCATTTTGATGTTCATCTTGGCTATCCTCTTCTTGCGTGATCAACCTGGCTATATGGTGGGATTAATTCTGATTGGCCTAGCTCGATGCATTGCTATGGTGTTGGTTTGGAATGACATCAGTGGCGGAAACAAAGAGTACGGAGCAACCTTAGTTGCTTTAAATAGTGCGTTTCAAATTGTCACGTACAGTTTTATGGCATGGCTGTTTATTACTGTGTTACCCCCTTACTTTGGTCTTGAAAGTTTCGTTGTTGACATCACTATCTGGGATATTGCACAAAGCGTCTTAATTTACTTAGGTATCCCTTTCTTAGCGGGTTTCCTAAGCCGTAAGCTATTGGTCTCGGCAAAAGGTGAACAGTGGTATAACGAAGTCTTCATCCCTCGTATTTCGCCAATCACCCTGATTGCGCTTTTGGCAACCATCGTTTTGATGTTTAGCCTGAAAGGTGAAATGATCATTGAGTTACCGATGGATGTGCTCCGTATAGCAGTACCACTGATCATCTATTTTATGGTGATGTTTTTTGCGAGCTTCTACATCGGGAAACGTATGGGGATCCCTTACGACCAAAATGCTTCTATCGCCTTTACTTCATCAGGTAACAACTTCGAACTGGCTATCGCCGTATCAATCGCTGTATTTGGATTAAACTCAGATCAAGCGTTTGCTGGTGTGATTGGACCTTTGGTAGAAGTGCCTGTCTTAATAGCTTTGGTTAACGTCGCCTTGAGAATGAAGCGTAAATATTATGCTTAAGATCAGCATTTCGAAACCAATATCAGTAGTAGCCATGCTTCATTGATGCATGGCTATACCAAGTAGCCGGGAATCTTTTGCTTGATAAACTGTTACTCATGGACAATTGCCATAACGCTATATAAGTTATGGCAAATATTTAACAACAGATGCTTCTCTACATTGATTTCAGTTCGAGCACATGCTGTTTTATTTTTTCAGAGTCGAGCTTTTGGAAATCGATGGTTGCAAGTGCTTCAATTCTTCGGGTTAGGGATGCATAGATTTTGTCGCATTCCTTGTTAAATTCTGAGATTGAAGCATCATCATTTGGCAATGGCTCCAGATCCCAAGCCACACGAATACCCGCTGATAACCAGTTGGGACAAGTTTCGTTGTGCATAGTGTCACACACTGTGATTATTAGGTCTGGGTGAAAACTCAGCCTTTCTTCCCATGAAGTGCTGTGAAACTCTGAAGCATCAAAACCGTGCATTTCAAGGTATTGAGCAATACGTGGATTGATCTGACCTTTAGGGTGGCTACCACCACTTGCGATTTGGAAATGTCTAGGTAGGATTTTTTTTGCAATTGCTTCGGCCAAAATACTTCTGCTTGCGTTGTGTTTACACACAAATAATATTCTCATTAATGGTCCTGTCGAAATTTAGAGTCACTTAATACGATGTTTACCATACTTTCATTACAGTTTATTGACTGCTGCTAAGCTAAATGCTTAGAAACACTAGTGATCTGTGCCGTTAGTACAGGAAGGCTAAGTAACTATCTATATAGTTATTCGTGAAACGCTAATGTAGCAAATGTGCCAACGAGAAAGTGTCCATAGATATGCGGACAATAGTCTCTTTAAGTCACTTCGCCAAGTTTAAGTCCTCATCTACAAGAGTTGATTTTCCAACCAACTTGCGATAGATTTTCCAACAATACCAAAGCTGCCTCCGGGCGGCTTTTTTGTTTCTGGGCCCTGCCATTGGCGGGGTTTTTTATTGGCTGCTGGGAGTTGAGATGCCATTGAAAGAGCCGGAGAGCTGGACCCAACTCCAATCCATAGGCCTTGCGCTGATGGCGATTTGGGGAGGGCTGGTGACTTACATCATCGATATTCGCAAAAAGAATCGTCCCTTTCGTTGGGTAGAAGCGCTGATGCAAATCATCGTCTCTGGATTTGCGGGCGCATTGTGTGCTTTGGCCGCAATGTACTTTGAATGGCCGCAAGAATTGGCGGGGTTTGCTTGTGGTATCAGTGGTTACGCTGGCTCGCGGATCCTTGCCATTTTTGAGCGCAAATTTATTAGCTCTATCTCAAATCAGCCTTAAACGCCGAATGCTTTGTAATGCCCTCACATGCTTGGTTGGATGTGGGGGCTTTTTATTGGAGAAACGTCATGTTTGATGTGGTGTTCGAACGTCTCATGCCCCACGAAGGTGGCTTTCAATGTGACCCCAAAGATCGTGGCAACTGGACTGGAGGACGTGTCGGCGTTGGTGAGCTTAAGGGCACCAATCGTGGTATTGCCGCGATGACTTACCCACATCTTGATATCGAAAACCTCTCTTATGAGCAGGTGAAGGCGATTTACTTCGAGGATTGGTGGCAAGCACTCGGTATGGCGCGTTTTCGTCCGGCGATGCAATACCAACTCTTTGATGCTGCGGTGCAGCATGGTTGGCATCGTGCCGTAAAAATGCTGCAAAACGCAGTGGGTGAAAAGCCTGACGGCATTATCGGTCCGAAGACGCTGTCGGCGACAAAAACGATGGATATCAATGATTTATTGATGCGCTACATCGCCTATCGCATCACGTTTTACACCAAAGTTTCGACCTTCAACGAATACGGACGAGGGTGGATGCGCCGAGTCGCACAGTGCTTGCTGTTCGCCGCAGTGGATAATGACCTTTAAGGGGAACTTATGGATAAGCTAGGTCTTATTTTGAAAAGCCGCAAAGTGATCCGAGCGTTGGTGGCGTTATTGGCGGCACTGATGTTGTCATTGGGCTACCAGATATCGCCGGAGTTTCAGTCGCTGGTGTCACAGGCGGTGTGTGAAGTGATGGAATGTATCGAGTAACACCATGAACGAGTGGTTATCCCTTTTGATGAGGCTGGTGAATGCGATTTTGGATTCGATTAATCGGTCGCGTAAACTCGCGGCAACCGATTCTCCTAGTGAGCATATTGCTAATGGTGGTCTCGTGCAGCGCAGTGAGAAAACCTTCGCCGATGTGGCCAACCAACCTGACCGTGATTGAGCTAGCCGATGGTGGACTTTGCCTTGACCGAGCTTCGGCAGAAAAGCTTGCCGCATTTAAAGCGGAATTAGAGTCGTTGTAAGCGGGAGAATTGATGAAAAGTATCGCGCATGAACTTACGGTATTGGTGGATAAATCCAAGCCGTTTCGTTCGTTGTTGGTAAAAGCTGAGGTGGGTGGCTCCGTCGAACTGCAATATGAGCTCGATGGTGAGCGGATCACCGCACAAACCTTTACAGCGACAGGTCACTATGAGCTGGTGATCTTGCGTAGCGGATACCTTGTTCCAAATAATGCCCACTTTTCCTTGGTGTAAGCATGGTCGATCAACAGCCACTTTGGGTCCGCCGAGTCTTGGTGAGCCGCGAACGCTACGCCCCATATTTTGATGGTTTAACGCAATATGCCGTATTGGATAAACCTATGGTTTTCAATGGTGATTTTGATATTTCTATTGAAGCCGAAGGGTTAAGAAACGACAGTTTTCAAGCGCTCTTTTCTGGAGAGACGGTCGATAATTTCTTTCGATTGCTTCAAGGTGGCAGTGGGATCCAGTGCTATATCGGTGGCGCAATTGTCTCTTGGTTGACCAATCAGTTTGATGCGTCTCAGCCTCATCATTACCGGCTGAAACGGGTGGGGTCCGTGGCCTCCATTGGGGTTGATGGCGAATGGAAAGTCAGCCGTGAAGGTATTCAAACGCCGCTCACCGTCACTCGTATGATGCGCTCTTGGACCACCTCACTTTTCACAAGAGGGCAGATCCGCGAGCTCATCATTCAAGGGGCGGTGTATCCCTTAGATCAGAAAGAGAGTGCCATTCAAAGAAGCCAGCCAGATAACGGCAATTCACTGACCATTATCAACCATACCAAAGCGATGTGGAGACGTGTGTGAGCCTCTATCAGATGTATGCTTTCCTTTCACTGCCCGAGTGGAAAATGCGCTTTAAATCCCGATTTCCTGATGCGGTTGAGGTTCAGGGCTATAAACTGGCGGTGTTTTTGAATACAGAAAAGGAGGTGCTGATGCGTCAGGCGAGCCAAGTAGTCGAACTGGAGGTGAGCGCCATTATCACCGCACTGGCCACACAAAATCACACCTGCATGATCTGTGATTACGCTGCCGCCATGCAGGTTTGCCAGCATTTCGAGTCCAGCGAGCAATAGTCCCCATGAGTATTCAGTGCCGAGCCTTGTGCTCGGCTTTGTTGTTTTTGTCGCTAAGCGTTTTTTCGAGAGCGCTTAACCGCACAGACAGCGACACGTCTAATCAAAGGAGTCACCATGAATACCCATCAAGACACGATTGCCGTCACTGGTAATGAAACATTGGAAGAGCTGGAAGCTTTGCTGGAATCGATGGAAGCGGAAGAAAGTCGCCCAACTGTCGAAAAGGAACAAGGCGCTGACGAGCGCCTTGCTCCCTCTTCACAATCGCAAAGTGTGGAAGGTTTAGACGGCGATACCGATGCAGCCTCGCCAACTGCAGAGCCTAACGCAAAGCCAGACGGTATTCTCGCCAAAGACCAAAAGCACATTATCCCGATGGAGGTGCTCGAGCGAGAGCGGCAAGAAAAAGCTCAGCTTCGCCAAGAGCTTGAAGAGTTAAAAGCGCATTCAGCGCAGCTTGAAAAAGCGCAGCGCATGATTGATGTGCGTAACAAACAACTCGAGGAATTGGGCGTTGCGCCGGCTGACTTACCTGAAGATGTCACCATTGATGAAAAAAAACTTGCTGCGTTACAGGAGGATTACCCCGAGCTCGCCCCTTTCTTTTTGGCTATGAATAACAAAATTGAGGCGTTGGTTTCTAGCGGCACGGTTGCGGCCTCGACCACATCACCGGAGACTGAAAGCGCCGCGCCAGTGGACAACGCTGAGTTGACGACGGCGCTACAAGCAAACACGGATCTGCAGTCGTGGATGAGTGAAGGTGGGGCGCGTTGGAATACCGCGCAGCAAATTGATGACCATTTGGCTTCAAGTTCTGAATGGGCGAATCGAAGCTACGCCGAGCGATTTGAAGAGGTCAGTAAGCGGGTACGACTGGCGTTTGGTGATGATCCTAAATTGTCAGCCCAAGAGGCTCTGAGCGCGGCGCAAGAAGCAAGTCGTAAAGCGAAAAACGCTTTGCCTGCGTCTCCGAGTGAGCTTGGCAATACTCATCGCACGGGGGATTCCGATCTGATGAACCGGGTACAGAGTGCTAATCACGAAGAGCTGGGTAAATTGTTTGACTCTCTCAGTGAAGCGCAAATCGAGCAACTGCTTTATAACGCTGGATTCTAAACCCGTTTTTCAAACACTAAGCCTCAGCTGACACGCTGGGGCTTTTTTATTGGAGTGAAAGTATGACAACCATTACTGACGGCGTGAAGTTACAGGAAACAGCGCTGTTCAAAGCGACCCTGCGCAATCGCTCGTTTACTAATATGTTGACCGAAGATGCGCCGCAGAGTGTGACCAGTAATAAAAAAGGCAATGAGCAAACCTCACCTCATGCTCCGATTGTCCGCTGCGCCGACTTAAGTAAATCGGCAGGGGATGAGGTAGAAATGCAGATTGTGCATGGTTTGACGAAAAAACCGACCATGGGCGACCGCCGAATTGCCGGACGGGGTGAAAGTTTAGAGTTCGCGGACTTCTCACTGAAAATCAACCAAGGCCGCCATCAAGTGGATTCTGGCGGTAAGATGACGCAGCAAAAGACTCGCCATCCACTGCGTAAACTCACTCGAGCTTTACTGCCGGATTACGTGAATACGCTGCAAGATCAGGTTACGACAGTGCACCTTGCCGGAGCGCGGGGGGATTATTCGACCGATGACATCATTGTGCCTTTAGAAAGTGATACTGAGTTTGCCGAGATCATGGTCAATGATGTCTTGCCGCCAACGTATGATCGCCACTTCTTTGGGGGCGATGCGACCTCCTTTGAAGGGCTCGATGCGGCGGATATTTTTTCGATTGAAACATTGGATAATATCGGTCTCTACCTTGAAGAGATGCCTCATCCACTGCAGCCAATCCGTTTTAATGACGACAAGATGGCGGGCGATGAGCCCTTCTATTTACTGAGTGTTACCCCACGTCAATGGAGTGACTTCTATACCTCAACCTCAGGTAAAGATTGGCAAAACCTCACTGCGAATGCGATTTCCCGATCGCGTAACTTTAATCATCCGGTGTTTCGTGGCGACTGTCTGATGCGGGGCAATATCTTGGTACGCAAATACAAAAGCATGCCGATCCGTTTTAATCCTGGTTCTGTTGTCTCGATTTCCAATAACGATAAAGCAGCCAGTGTGCGTCAAGTCAATGCGGCCACCACCATAGATCGCGCCATGTTACTCGGCGGGCAGGCGTTGGCATACGCGTGGGGAAAAACGCAAGGTGGCCAATCCTTCCGTTATCACGAAGAAGATGTGGATGCGGGTAACCGTACCGAAGTCACGGTGTATTGGATGAATGGCTCCAAGAAAATTCGCTTTAAAGACAAAACGGGGCGCGTGAACGATCACGGGGTGATTGCGCTCGATACGGCTGTGAACCTGTAGTGGAGAAAACGTGAATGACTCATCGACAAAGTGAAACTTTTAACAACCGTGTCTACGTTGGGGCGCACGGCAATTTATCACTTGAAGAAGGAAAACTCAGTGCCAAAAACACGCCTATCGACACGGTATTCGCTGTCTTGGAGCTGCCGATTGGTTTAAAGCTGAAGGGGGTACGTCTGGTGACCAATGGGCTTGGAGCCTCGGTCAGCGTCGATATCAAAGTCAACGATATCGCCCTAGCGCTTGGTGAAGCGGTCGCCAATAAAGTCGCCAAGCAGATCCCGATCAAGCCCGTGTACCTCAAAGAAAAGGGCATCCTGAACGTCACCATTAAAGGTGGTGTCGCCACAGGCGAGCTTCTCATCTTGCCGGAGTACGTCAACGTTGGGTATTAAGCCCAGCCACTGTAGAGAGGGAGGCAAGGAGCCTCCTTTGATTTTTGGGAGAGAGTGATGACGCATAAAATTGCTGTGGTCTATATCGGGCCTAAGCCAAAGAAAAAAGACACGGTCGCTGGCTCTAGGCTGGTGTTTCCGCGCCATAAGCCGGTCTTAGTTGAACAAGATTTGGCTTATCAGCTACTGGATTTTCCGAGCGTATGGATAACGGAAGAGGAGTTAGAGGATCATCTGAAGCTTCTTGATGAAAAGGCCCAAGCGATGGCTCATCAACGGGCAGCGCAAGAAGCAATGCAGGAGGCAGAAGAAAAAGCGGCTTCCATGGTTGTGATGCTAAATGGTGAAGAGTTGGATCTCGATAAGCTCAACTCAGCCAAGTTAAAGACGCTGATCGCTGCTAATGAACTCGATATAGCACCCAAAGGCGCGCAGGAAGAGGTGACAGAGTTTCGAGTACGAGTGCGCGATTATCTGCGTCGCATGAGTGAAGAGAGTGAACCGGCAAACCTCTCGGAGTGATTATGGAAACCGTCGCTATCGAACAGTTTGTGCCTACCCTTCGGCAATTGGTCAATGTCGCACTTGCGCCATTACTGCACAGTGCTTTGCTGCAAGCCGGGCAAGAGTTTTGCCGAGAAAGTGGTCTTGTGCGTTACACGAGAACAATCGACAGGGTTAGTGCGCACCAAGTGGTTGCGATTGTGGGTAGCTCTGAGTTGAATTCACCGAGTGTTGGTCGGTACACCACCGCTGAGTTGATGGCGGTGGTGGATGATAAAGGCTTGGCATTAATCAAAGGTATTGATTATCTGCAAACCAGTCGTGATGAGCTGCGCTTTCTAAGAGAGGGGAAAGATCTTTTCATCCACTGTGCGATAGAGCCGCAACGTGACTCACAGACCTTACCCAAAGTGCTTTGGGATGAGTATGGCCAAGCGATCTGTTATGGCGCAGCCCATTGTCTGATGTTGCAACCCGATAGTGATTGGCACAATCCATCGCTGGGTCGTGAGTATCGAACGTAGTTTGTTGAGGCGATCCGCTGCGCTAAGCGTTTTGGTTTAGAAACGGGTCAACAACAGGTCTTTACCAATCCGGTACGTCAACGGGAGTTCTTCTGATGAGCGTCACCATTAAAGGGCTTATTGATCGCGTTGCGCGCGATCTCATCGATGTTCGACATGTGCGCTGGTCGCGCCCTGAGTTGATGGACTTTGTGAATGATGCCATTTCAGCCATGGTGATTCGCCGGCCTGATTTATCTCGAACAACGGCGATGATCGAATCAAGTTCTTATCAGGTCAGTCTACCGGCGGATGCCTATCAAATTTTGGCGGTCAACCACATCAATCAACAGGCGGCGCAGTTTGTGAATATTCATAAACTCAATCAACTCTATCCAGAGTGGCGTAAAACCGCGGGGGTACCCGTTTGTTGGACGCGTAATGAGCTCGATGAAACCACCCTGTTTTTATACCCGTCGCCTCAAGCACCAGTCAATGTAGAGCTGGTTTACTCACGCACGTTACAAGTGGCGAGCGAAAGCGATGTCTTTCCACTGCCTGAGATCTATTTAGGGGTAGTGTCGGATTTTGTGATGTACCGAGCCTATAACAAAGATTCGCAACATCCCGCGGAAGGCCAAAAAGCTCAGTTGCATTTACAAGCCTTTGCCACCGCGTTGGGCGATAAGACGGCCACCGATAATGCTAAGGCGCAGATGATCCTGAGCAGTGAAGGGGCACGTTAATGAGTTCGCCGTCGATGGAAGCACTGGTGAAAACGATTGATGTACTCGAAAAATCCACCGCAGAGCTGGTGGATCTATACACTCAAGCGCTCTTTGGTGTGGATTCGAGTGCCCATGTGCTCAGTAGTAACGTTAACGCGAAAGCGCTGCAAGTGGCTGAGAATGCTCTCATCACGACGGCGAAAGCAAGAGAAGCGGCGCTATCGGCGCACATTGCCACCGAACAAGCCTCTCGCTCTGCGCTGCATGCCGACCGAGCTGAAGCGGCGACGCAGATTGCGGTGATTCATGTTTCGCATTTAAAAGCGCTGCCGACCTATGATCTGACTGACGGGAAACAGTTTTCTGTCGCGGGGTTTTACGCGGGGAGTTATGCCGGCGGCGGCTTCTTTGTGTTCGATAGTGAGCGAGATTTCTCGGAGCATAATGGCGCAGAGGTCATAGCACTGGATGCACTAAAAGCTTGGGATGGCGAAGAGCAGACGGTAAACACATTTTTAAGTTGGTCGGGTGTGGGTCAAGGTTGCTTTGTGCAAATCGGTACGCAAACTCTGTATGCCAGCCAGTTTGTGACAGATCCCAATGATCCTGTCTCGGTCTATCGAGGACTCGATAGGCTCAATAAGCAGGTGACCCACGGCTCAATCATTTATCTGGATAGGCCGATGGTTGCGCCGAGTTCTGCACTCATCATCGACAAAAATCAGGTCAAAGTGATTGGTGGAGCACTGACTCGAACGTCTGGCGCGACCGAATACCCATTTTGGGTTGGTCGCGCGGATACCCAAGTCGACGGAGTCACTTTTATTGGTCTTTCCTTGGCAGGTGAGCGAGAGGACAGCAATCCGCAGTGGGGTAAGCAAGGGGTATATATTCGTCGGGCCACCAATACGGCGTTTATCGGCTGTCAGTTTAAAAAAGTGGGGGATGCCGCAATTCGACTGGCCGCGTCTCTCTCTAGCCACACTGTGGAGGGCGCTTTAGAGTCGCGAACCGATGGGGTTCAGTTGATTGGTTGCGTCTTTGAAGATTGTACGCAGGTAACCACCAATAACACGGGTGCGCAGAGTGTGATTTTCAGTGGCTGTGTGCTGCGGCGTATTGGCTCGGTGAAGTTCACACAAAGAAATTTGGTCAAAGGCAAACCCAGTCTGCTCATCGGCTGCTTATTTGATGATGTGTCAAAAATTGTCGAGGTACAGGGTGGGGGCAATGTAGAGATAGTCAACTGCTCTGGGACAGCAGAAATGCTGATTGCCGCTTACCCAAACGCTTCCACCTTTGTGACGGGACAACCTATTCCTTACGGCAATATCCAAATTCGCGGGGGCAGCTTTGTATTGAGCTGCCCCTCTGGGAACGCCTGTTATCTGGAAACCCTCGACTCTCCCAGTGGGGAAAGAGTGGTTAACTACGGCTCAGTAGCCATTTTAGGTGCGAAGCTCACGTCGTTAAATCCTCAAGCTCGATTGCTGCGTGCACACGCCAATCCTTCGGTCACGGCCTCAATGCATCCCAATATTCGTGTGGATGGATGTCAGTTGAGTAACTTCCTCGGTGATGGATTGGTCAGTGTGAGTCACAGCGTGGTGGATGAGTGGTCGCTAGAGATAGCGAATAACCAGTGGGATGAGGTGAATCACGTGTTGGTGGCCGAATTGAGAAGCGGTGGAGCTTGGTCCATCGATCTCTCCAATAATCGCGGCAAAGTTCGTCTAGGTACCCACAGTATTGCTCGTGCTGCTTTGGGGCGATTACTCAAAGTTCATCGTAATCGCTTGGAATGCAGCTCGAATGAGGGCAACAGTTTTGCCTTCTTTGATATGGCGTTCTTCGCGTTTGCCTTGGAATTGACCGAAAACGAGCTAGATGTTTCCCAGTATTGGCGACCTGTTTGCGCCTCATTTGCCCAGCCCAGTACTTCGGGATGCACCCTGAAAATGGGGGGTAATAAGCTTTATCTGCCTGCCTTGGGGGCAGAAGGTACGCTGCCAAGACCTGTGTATGTCAGTGCTGGTACGGGGATAGGTTGGCAGGGCGTTTTACAATGTTACCCAAGTTATGTGTTTGGAGAGGGGCGCAAACTCAGGGCGGAAACGGCCAGTGGCCTCAGTTTTTCGGTGATTGAATTTGAGTACCTCTGGGTGGGTAAAGAGTCGAGCCGCCGATTACTGAAAAGAGTCTTTGCAGAAAACATCGCAGGCGTCAGTGGTGCTTGGCGAGTTGTTGAGGTGTACAGCGATGGCGTGGTGAGAAGCCATGGCCGGCACCAAAACCAAACCTCCAATGATTTTAACCTTTACTTTCCCTTTTCTGGGTCGACTTTACTGGCTGAGCCATTCGCGCCGCAGATCATCCCTGAAGAGCCTTGCTTACCTTATTTTGTGCAGCCGATCAGTAATGGGTTGGTCGTCAGATTTATGAATTTAGCGGGTCAAGGCGTTTCGCCATGGTTTCGTTATTCGGTGGAATACAAGGTGAGTCGGAATGAGCTCGCGAACTGGACCGGCGGCAGTTAATGCAGAAAGAGAGATTGAGCCATTTTTCGATGCGGTCAGTGGCGGTAGGGTTTGTTTTTTTAAGGGGAGCGTATGCGTATTGAGATCTCGACAATGAAAGGTGAAATACCTCGTCTTGAGTCTCATCTATTGCCAAACGAAGCGGCTTCTCTGGCGTTTGACTGCACTTATGAGCGTGGCGTGGTTGCGCCGATGCGCTCAGATCAAGAGCATGGCACCTTGGCGACTCTGTCACCAGTCACGCTGTTTTATTATGCACACTCACATTGGTTTACCTTCACTCAATGCGTGAGTGTGATTGCTAATCCGATGGCGCAAGATGCTTATCAACGAGTCTATTGGACAGGGCAAGGTAAACCCAAGGTGACCGCACAAGATATTGCGGTTACACAAGGTCAAATGCCAGCCGCGTGGTATGACTTAGGTGTGCCAAGACCTATGGGTAAGCCCGTTGTGATTAAGGTCGATGCGACGACCGGCGACAATCCCCCTGAGGGCGAGTTACCCGCCTACGATGATGAAGACAGGCTCTACATTCAAACCTACGTGACACGCTTTGGGGAAGAAGGGGCGCCGGGTTTGCCGAGTGTCCCTGTATTGATTGAGAAACCTGGCTCGACGGTGACGGTGCAACTCGCGCCAATGTCTGTCAACACACACAATATCACTCACACTCGCTTGTATCGTTCGGTATCTGCAAGCGGAGTTGGGGATTATTTACTGGTCGCTGAGCTTCCCATCAGCCAAACCGAGTACTTAGATTCGGCACGCAATGTCAATGGACCACCGCTTGAAACATGGGACTACGATATGCCCGATGCCAATATGCAGGGACTGTGCACAATGGCGAATGGCATCTGCGCCGGCTTTGCGGGTAACGAGGTGATGTTCTCTGAAGCCTATTTGCCCTATGCGTGGAGTAAGAGTCATCGTGGTGTTACGGATGACGATATTGTGGCCATCGCTCCGATTGAAACGTCACTGGTTGTGGTCACTAAAGGCAAACCGTACCTCTTTTCTGGTGTCACACCGAGTATGGTTACCAGCATGCGCCTTAATGTTGAGCAAGCGTGTGTGAGTGCCCCCTCCTTGGTCGTTATAAACGGGATGGCGATGTATGCTTCGCCGGATGGCCTAGTCGCGATTTCGGGAACGAGTGCGACTGTCATCACCGAAAGCATTATGGATAGAGAGAGTTGGCAGAATTTCATGCCAACGACGATCAAAGCGTGGGTTGCTGAAGGTCAATATATCGCTCAATACCAAGGCGGAGCGTTTATTTTTGACCCAAGTACGCAAAGTCTGACACGTTTATCGAATACATGGGATAGTGCATTTCACTACTTGCATGACGATACGTTATTCATTGCCAAGGGCAATACGCTTAACGCTTGGCAACGAGGCCATCAACCAGTCGCCATGACATGGCAAACCAAAGCTTTTCTTATTCCTCAGCACGCCTTTTTGACTTGCGCTCGCCTTGAAGCGAAAGCGCCTGAACGTTTAAGCGTAACGGTCATCGTCGATAGTGAGGCGATTTTCAGGCTGGAACAGGGCGAGCTCACTCACGCGCCATTTCGGTTGCCCGCAGTACGCGGCAGCCGATGGCAAATCAAGGTAGAAGGGACCAGTCAGGTCGAGCGGATTGTCATGGCAGATAGCCTCTCGGAGTTGTACTGATGGCAAAGCGATCGCCTTTTCGGGCAGGACGTTCACTGGAGGCGTTGTACGAAAACGTCGAGATTTTAACTGGGCAACGTGGCGATGGTCGTTATCGAGCGGTGACCGAAAAAGAGGTGGTTACGCTCAATGCGAAAAACGCGCAATCGAATGTGAATCAAAGCAGCGAATCTTCATCGAGTTTGGTTCAAGTCCCGCATGCACCCCACCACGTGCAAGCTTTTGGTGGGTTTACTGCCATCTTAGTGCAATGGGATACGCCACAATTTAGAGGATTTGCATACGCTGAAGTATGGCGGGCAAATCACAATGACTTTTCTCAAGCGGTAGTCGTGGCGACAACGCCGGCTAATGTGTTTTCTGATGTGGTCAACGCAGGGAGCCGATTCTATTACTGGGTTCGCTTCATCAATACGAAGAATTTTGCGGGACCTTACCATGGCGTAAACGGGATACTGGGTGAAACCTCGCAAAACATTGGTCAAGTGATTGATGAGCTGGCCGAGCAGCTAAAACAATCCGAGCTTATTCAACTCTTGCAACAAGAGATAAGCGCTAAAGCGCCACAGACTTTGCTGGAACAACTGGAAAGTGAGCTGACGGCTTCTGGAGAGCTGGTCGCGCAAATCCAGCGCCAATTGAAAAGTGCGACAGAAACCTTCGCGGCTCAAGTGACTCAGCTTCATGCATCTTCACTGGCAAGAGATGAGGCGCAAGCCGCGTTGAATGAAGCGAAACTTCTTGATGTCTCGAGGGTGTTTGCAAATGCAGATCAAGCATTAGCCGAGCGAGTGAATACGGTTGAGACCACCGCAGGTAACGCCAAGGCCGCCGCGCAAACCAATGCCCAAGCGATAGCGACCATCAATCAAGATGGGAGCGTGGCATTTAAGGCAATGTGGGGAGCGAAAGCGCAAGCGGGCGAGATTAGCGCTGGGATTGGTTTGATTGCTAAGAGCGATGGCACCAGCCAAGTGGCAGTTAGTGCCAGTCAATTCTTTGTCTACGATCCCAATAAGCCCGGAACCTTAGTGCCGACGTTCGCGATTGATAATGGCGCGGTCGTGATCCCCAAAGCGATCATTGAAAAAGCGACTATTCAGATCCTGCAAGCACAAACCATTGTGGCCGATGAAGTGAAAGCGGGTATCGAAATCGCTTCGCCTGTTATTCATACCGGTCAATTGCGAGGTGGTGACTCAGGATTCGGTGCGGGTGGTCCTTATAACGGCTATCACACCTTTATTCACTCAAACGGCCTCTTACAAACCAACAATTTACAGGCCAATAATGGTTATTTTCGTGGCAACATCGAAGGGACCACCATTAATGGTGGTGTGATCAAAGGGGCGACAATTATCGCCAGCACCTTTTATCAATCGGTAGTGCTCTATACCACATTTGGGGATAACGCGACGACCAGCCTCTCTTACCCTTCTGCGTTAGGGGGCGGGTTAGTGGTCACCTCTGAATCGGTTCGTGTGACCTTGCCGGAAACAAGCTACTACAGTGATGGCGCGACCGCTCCGGTGGATTTTTTCCCAGCAGGGGATGTGTCCATTAACACCATGAACCGAGCACGTTACCGCACTATTCCAGATGGAGTATTTAACTTTATGGTGAGGCGGCCAAGAGTGGGGGGCTCTGGTTTTTTACAAATCTTTGTACAGGCCATCAATCTCAGTGGTGGAGTCGTTGCCGAGGCAAGGATTGTCGGAACCGATACCGCCAATGCGGTAGGCACGACCGTAAATGTGGCAGGGGTGAGTTTTGCGCTGACTTATTACCGAGGAGGGAGCAGCGGTTATGCTGTCGAAGAGGCACACATTGCGAGTCGTCGTTCGCTGTTGGGTTCGGGCTGGACTTACTCTGCCTCTCAATCTTTACGCTTTCGGCTGCGTTTAACATCGCTGCACGATGGTGCGGTGATCGTCAACATGTCGGCCTCTATCAATAACAGTATTGACCCAAGGTGATGGCATGATGGTGACAACTGAAAAAGAGCCATATCGCTTTTACTTCCAAGGCGAAGTGACCGACTGGCACACGTTCAAGGCGGCTTATGATGCCGGAAACATCTCCGATGAACTTTATTATGAGCGATTGGCACTGCGGCAAACGTGGCTTGACGGTCATGAGGTTAATGAAAGGGCTTGGGCGCGCGCTGAACTTGCGGCTACCGATTTTATGGAGTTGCCAACGGCGACCTATCAAGGAGAGCGGTTAGTGACATCGCCAAAACTTGCTGAAATGTTGGCCTATCGCGAAGCGGTGCGACGTTACGATTTACGTGAAGAGTCTCGCCCATTGAGACCAACATGGTTTGTCGATGAGTCTTTATAAACTGTCTTACGAATCGTGGCGTTCTCGAGTATTGCCGTTGATGGAACAGACCGAGGAGCGCAACCAGCACTGGTTCGCCAAACAAGTGGACGAAGCCCTACTCGATGGTAGGGCTTCGCTGTTTTTGGTGGAGGAGGGAGTGTTCGTCCTTGAGCCCAGTTTGGACAATGGTGAAATGCAGGTATGGGTACTGTTTGCTTGGAGCAATAGAAAAGGTGCGCTTAAGCGCCATTTACCGACCGTAGAGCAGTTAGCTAAGCGGGTAAAAGCCAAGAGGTTACTGCTGAATACTGCCGTGAAAGCTTTGCAAGTAAGCCTTATTGACGGTGGGTTTTGTTGTATCGAAACCGGTGATGTTGAGACTTGGTGCAAGGAGATCTAATGGGTGGGAAAAAAGATGGCCGCGTTCAGGAAACCGCGGCGGAAATCGCCGCTTCCCAAGTTGCGGTGAAAGAGTGGAACTTATACAACACAGAGCTCAAAGCGTTTGAAGATATCTTCATACGGCGAGTGAACAACCTTAACTCAGAGGTCAATATGGCCGACGTGAAACAGGCGGCAGATTTAAATTATCAAAGCGAGTACGGCAAAGCGCGAGAGGCGGCCACTGAGAATCTTCTGGCCTCCGGTGTTGATCCGAGCTCCGGAACATTTAAAGCAACGTTAAGCCGTTTGGCGACAGACCAAACTCTCGCTCAGGGCGATACCGTAAACCGCGCTCAAGTCAATGAGCAGGATAAGTATGTGGTGGGTAAGCAAGATATTGTCGCTCTCGGTGCTGGTCAGAAAGCCGAAGGCTTGGCTGGCATGGAAGAGACCGCGCGGCTCTCTTTGAAAAAAGCCACAAGCGATGCCGCCGCAGCGTTTAATCGACGTAGCGCGAATGCTCAGGCTGTAGGGACGTTGGCTGGGATTGGAACCAGTATGTACATGAACCGTGCCAAGCCAGATACGAGCTTTATAAATGTCGATACTAAGACGCTGAAAGGTCAAGCGGGCATGGATCATAGCTATGTACTCAACAGAGGGTAAGTGATGAGCGTTAATGTTTCAGGTTCGGCGGCCAATAACTACGCCAATATCACTCATGCCATGTATCAAGACTGGTTAGAGCGATTTTATCCGCAGCAAAAACAGCTTTTAGAGCAAACACAAAATGGCGAGTTACTGAAACAGCAACTTGGCCGCGTGGGAGCCAATTTTTCGAGCGCGCAACAGAGTGCGCGGCTTGCGAATGTTAACCAAATGGCACGTTTTGGGGTTGTGGTAGACACTAACCTTAACGATGACGCCAAGCTCTCTCTGGCACAGGTGACGGCCAAGAACAGTTTGCGTGAGAACGAGCAAGAGCGTGCGATGAGTGTGCTCAGCGGTGGCGCAAAGGGGAAATTATCGCAGCTTAAAGTGGGGTAATCATGGCATACAGTTTATTGAATTTAGGCGCAGATACCCGCAAACGTGCATTGGCAGGGATGCAAGAATCGGCGCAGCGTGAAGAGCAGCGTAATCAAACCAATCAAAGCCTCAAAGAGGCGCAGCGTACCAAGCGTTTATCCAGTGTCACCACTGGGGCTGGCATGGGCATGATGGCGGGCATGCAAGCGGGTAGTGTGGGTGGACCCATGGGCACGGTGATGGGTGCGGCAGCAGGTTTGATTTTAGGGGAGCTTTTCTAATGCAGTTAGATACACGCAGCGCTATTGATGGTGCAATCCGCGGATTTCAGGTCGCAGAAGGTTACTACCAGCGTAAAGCGGATAATGAACGCCAAGCGAAATTGGATGAGCGTAACGAGGCTCGCTATCAAGATGAGCGGTCTAGACTCTCTCAGATTGAAGCCAAGAACGAGCAACGTTATCAAGACGAGACGGCTTTTCGTCAGGCTGAAACGGAAAAAGCCGATAAACGTTATCAAGATAGCCTTAAACGAGAAAATGAGGATCGAATCCAGCGTGATCGACTACTTGATGTACAGGTTGATGCACAGAAAAGTGCGAAAGCGCTGAGCCAATACCAGCTCAATCAGCAAAAGAAAATGGCTTACATGCAGGAGAATTTACCGCTAATTCAATCTAGCCTCAAACGTTACATGGAAACCGGAGAACTTGATCCCTTGTTTGAGCAGGAACACATTAAGGGCAGTGCTTACGACCCGCGCCGTTATACACCTCGTGTGGTACAGGCGGCCTTTGATATCGAATCGACTATGCCTAAAGTGCTTGATGGCTCTATTTCTTACCAAGACTCACAATTTACCAAATCGATGGGCGTGTTGCTTGAGCGTAATGTTAAGCAAGGGATTGGCGATAAAGATCCTGAATCGGGTAAGGTGATTAAGGATAAAGAGTATCTGCGTCATGATTTTGTTGCCGATATTGACCCAAATCGCGAAGGCGATCAGCCGGGCGTGGTGGTCGGTTTGAAAGTGACTTATGAGGATGGCACGACTAAAACCGCGCCAGTAACCGAAAGCCGTTTGGCAGGTAGCCAAGAAGCTGTAAAAGTGATCCCGCTCGATGCGTTAATGAAAGACGTGACAGGCCAAATCCATATGGCTAAGCAGTTTTTTACCAACGAGCACTATGCCAACCTTTTCAATGTGGCAGAGACAAAATCACGCACTGAAATGGATAAGCGGTGGCGAGAGGCGGTGACCGAGCTTGAAAAAGACCGTACTGCAGCGCTGAATGATTTGTTGGAGCCGACACCAGAGCAAATTTCCGTGGTTAATGCTCGATTTGATGAAAGAAAATCGATGATTAATCAAGTGTATGGACGATTAGGTGACAATCAATCCAATCGTGAGGTCGGATCAAATAGCGCGCAAAGATGGGCAGGCGAAGACCCACAAAAGCGCCAATTCATCAATGAGCTCAGTCAATCCATGAACCTCGCAGAACTGACACCCGAAGCGTTGGAGCATAACTATCAGCGAGTTCTGACAATAAAGGCGAATCACGAAGCCGAATTGAAGAAGCAGCAACAGTTAGAACGATTACGCCAAAGCCAGCAATCTCAAAAAATTTATGAGGATTCAGGGGTGTATGGTGCTGCTCAGCCAACCGACAATAGAGATGCGATGAAGTATGGCAGCCACAGTCTACTGAACCGCCATGAGTGGAATACTATGCCGAATGGAGAGTTGAAGTTTTAG